TTGCCATCTCAATCAAAGGAGAAGTAACAGGAGGCTTTCTTATAACAAGAATAGATTCTGCTAATATTTCTGGCTTAGGGTCTAAGTTAAGAATAGGGAAATCATAACTAGCATTTATATCAATCTTTCTAGGTGGATTATAATCATCTGTAAAAAACAATAAGTTCTCTACTAAATCAACTCCTGTAATAAGATATTGAGGATTGAAGTTTAATGTAGTATCTACACCTCCTCCATTATCAATGCTTATAATATGATAATTCAAAAAAGAAGTCTTAGTATCAAATGATACTATCATATCTAGTTTTCCGGTAGCTCCTATTGTAAAGCTTGGATCGTGTACAAACCAAAAGATCCTTTCATTTGCTCCATCTTCAAACGCTCCAATAGTTCGTGCATCAATACTTAGCTGTGTACCATTAGTATAGTTTAATGTGGTCAATGGTAAATTACCCAATGAGTTCTCTATAGAGCCCACGTTATTACCTTCTGTAGAATTAGTTCTTACGTTTAACGCATCAATATATTCTCCGTCTTGCATAAGACGTATATCGGTAGACTTATTCATCCTACCTTGAGTAAAACTTCTAGTTATATTCGCCATATTATTTTATAATTTTATTCTGACCTCTTAGATTCATTAATAATCTACCTGGGTGTATATTGCTGATTCTTATCTTTGCGTTCCTTAGAAGCGATGATTTGTCCTTTTTAGCTCTATTTACAACGTACTCTTGAACTCCTAACTTAGAGTTGAGTATAGAATACCTAATATACGCATAAATAAACTCCTCAAACATCTTGTTTACACTTATGTTAGACTCGTCTCCGTTTTCCATACCGTCTGATACATATTCAAGAACACATAATTGTCCTGCCATGTCAGAGCTGAAGTTTATTACTCCTGATTTCTTATCAATTCTAAACGTAGGGTTTATGTTTGCTGTTTCTGTGTTTAAACCATATCTAGCACCAATGCTGTAGTCAAAGTACCACTGCCCATCAATATTGTATCCAGACTTTCCGTTATATCTTCCTGGCCCTAAGTAAATACTTTGATTTGCTCCGTTTATTCTATCCATATCTAAGAACGAAAACTCTGGCTTCAATACATTCCCATCGCTATCAAATAGTATTCTGTAGTTATTATCTTGTAGATAAGCATCTGAAGAAATTGCCTGAATGTTTTCAGTAAGTGGTCTTAAAACACCATTTTGGTATAAAGAAATTCTTACCCAGTTTACATAATCAGAAGGTAAAACGAATCTTAACAAGTCTGAAACATTAAGCTCTAAAGCTTTAATTTCCTTGAACGCATCATAGTTCAGTTCTTGTATTCCTCTCTTTGCATGAAACAATACCTTATACCTCTCTTCGTTGTTTATTAAAGAGTGGTTTCCGGCGTACATCACCATGAAATTATTAACTATGTCTTTTAAGCTAATGTATTGGTACGAACCCCAGTTAGCATCTTCAGGAGAATTACCTCCATTTTCGTAGTATTGATATTGTGATATATATGCCATTATGCTTTATTTTGATTATCTTTTTGTTCTTCTGCTTGACCAAACTGTACTGCCTGAATCTCTCTTATTGACATTCCTGAGTACTGAAGTATTCTATTTACTAAATTTACTTCATCATCTAGTGGTAATTCGAAGTCTTGATAGTCTAATTGAGTTTCATCAAAAACAGGCTCTCCGCTAGTTAATGTTCTAAAAGTCCATTTAGGTTCTTTTGGATATCTTATATACTGAGCTAATACTCTTCCTGCCTCACTCATAGTCTTAGGAAAAATAGTCATTAACCCATTCTCCTCAGTATATACTGGAAAAATAGTAGAAGGTGCTGTGAAAGGAGTGCTATTAAGCATTGTTATTTTGCTATGGCTTACCTTTTCAGCTTCATTCTGAGTAGCTAAAAATACAGAGTAACTATCACCTATAACTGTGAATATATCAGAATCTAAATCTAATACAGTATCACTAACTATATTGGTAATCTCAGCGTAATCATAAGTAATCGTGTTTACAACAATATCTCCAACAGCAACAGTAGCTGTAAACGTAGCAGCGGTATCAACTAACTGATTAACAGAAATAGCTGTTGCAGAGCCATCTACTCTAAACAACTCATAAACCAATGCTTTGTTAATCATGTAGTAATCATCTCCTGTAGTTACAGCAGAAGGTAAAAAGAATTTATTACTAACACTGTGGTGTAGTTGCTTACTAACGCTGAATATATCAATAGCTTCTTCTATTGACTTAGTTATGTCAGCATATCCTGTTCCTGAAGAACGAGCATTTTCTTTGTTTATTTGTTTATTATACTCATAGAAGTAATTTTCAAATATATCCATCTGAGCCTGCTTCGAGAACAGGTTAAAATCTGCAGGAGATATATATCCGTAATTATTTTTATTTAGTATGGATAAAACTGTGTTTCTAACCGAATTTATCATTATCTACTTTTTTTACAAAGATAAGCAAAAAAAAAGAGGAGCAATAAAAAAGCCCCTCTCTAATCTATATGTTTTGATTGTTATTAGCTTAACAAACCTTCAAGCATTTTCAATGACTCAATTCCGTCATCACTTGATAAGTAAGAAGCGACAGTTTCCTTAGGGTCGTTACCATAAGGTACTGTTAACATTCTTGTTTTATTTGAGGATGTACTATACCATACCTCAGTATTGTTTTTTCTAAAGGAAAGTAACCCCTTATCAAAGAACATCTGAACATTACCTTGCAGTTGTAGCATTGGGTCTGTTAAAGCATCTAAGAAGTACTCAGGTTCTCTTTTTGCAAATACCAATAAATCACGTCTAAGCTCGGCTGTAGACATCTTAGATGTGTCTCTTCCGAATAAAACCCTTGTTACGTTTTCCATCATTTCAACATCAAGTTCTTTTGCAGCTATAAGTGCGTCAATCTCCGTGTTTAACATATCAACGTCTGCTGAAGCGTCTTTTTCATTATCAATCTCTACGAATTTTACTCCATTAAGTGGGTGGTAATGTAAAAATTCCTGCAGCACAGGATTTGTTCTTGGAACACTTAACATTCCGTCTTCAAAAACTACAGGCTCTAATATTGCATTATCATCCTGCTCGTCTTCAAATGGTGATTTTTGGTTTCTTGCATAACGAAGAGCTCTATTTGTGTTAGTATCTTCGTCAAAATACATTAAGGAAAAATGTACTGAATTTCTTGTAGGCAGCATATAAGAAAGAGGAGCTGCATCTCTTGTTAGTTTGTAGAACTTATCTACGTTTTTTACTGTTTTCTTTTTCATTTGATATAATTGTTATTTGATTTATAATAAAAAAATAGAGGTCGCAATTTGCGACCCCTACCTTTAGTTTTAAACTTATGCTCCTTGGAATAGGAAGAAGTTGTTTGCACCTAGTGTACACACAGCTCTTTCAGACAAGAAGTGAACCTCCATAGCGTCTAAATCGCTAGTAGCAGCACCTCCTGCAGAACCTGTAATCCAAGTCTTGTATCGTCTGTCTTCAGTTTCAGAAGCTCTGTAACGAACGTGCAAGAATGGTCTCTTAGCATTTTTACCCATTACTTGGTCGTAAACAGATGTAGAACCTGCAGGAACTAATAATCCGTTTACAGTTCCTGATGCTAAACCACCTCTCATTGTTGGGTCGTTTAAGTACTTCCAATCTGACTTGTAGAAATCGTACCCTCTTCTGAATCCTGTGAATCCTAAGTTAAGAGCCATATCTTTGTCATTATCGAAAAGACCGTAAGATGTACCACCTGGTGAACCGTAAGAGTTCTGAGCAGCTAACATATCATCAATAGCAAAACCAGTAGCTCTGTTGTTGAATATTACGTTTTCTTCAATAGCACCTTGCTTATCTAATCTTGAAACGATAGCGTCAAAATCAGCTAATGATGAAGGAGTTCCTGTAAATACGTTCCCTCTATTTTCTACTACGTAGAAGATACCTTCAGAACCTTCAGCTATACCTGCATTAGTAGTGTTTGCCATTGGTACTGCTTCAATCATTGAAGTTTCCAAGTAGTCATCGAATCTCAAACGAGTTTCGTGCTCAGATTTCAAGTACCATAGGTATCCTGAAGCTCCGTTTTCAGTAGTAACCTCTACCCATCCGATTTGAGCCATATCAGAACCTGATACTGCATACTTATCTTTCAAGATAATTGGCTTGTTTTCGAAGATTGTACTATCAGCCTCCAAAGAACCTTTCATTCCTTCAGTTCCTTTTTTGAATTCAGAACCGTAGATAAATACAGTTAAGTCTGTACTACCTGCAGTAAAGTTTTGAGAAGCTTCGTAGTAAGCTACTTCAAAAGAATCTGTAGTATTTGCAGCAGTAACGATAGCTTTATTAGAACCTGATGCTGCAGAAATCATTACAGTTTGCCCTACTCTAACAGCAATACTAGCTGTCTGTAATGCACTTGTTCCGATTTGTCCTGCAGGAACTGTTATTGTAGCAGTGTTACCTCCTGTGTCAAGACTTGAAACACAGTTAGTGTATTTAGTGTGTAGTCTTCCTTGCTCTGACCACTTGATAAGGTCTGAGTTAGAAGGCATTTCTGCTCCTACCATTCTCAAGAATGAGGAGATTGTTCTGTTACCATATCTTTCGAATTCTTTCTCGTAAGTGTCTGGCAAGTACTGATTCAAGAAATTGAAATCAGTGATGTAGTTTGTTGCCGTTGGAACTCGATTAGCACTTGGCTGTAAATCAAATCCTGGCGTTGGTGATACTGGCATAATTTTTTGTTTTTTTAATGTTAATGTTTATTTTTTACTTCTTATTTTTAACCCCCTTCCACTATCGGAATTTAGGGCTTTAATTTGAACTCCCCCTTTAGAAGTAACTTCAGGTGTTCTGCGGTCAGACATATTCACGTTCTTAGTCTTTCTCATTACATCGTCAACTGCTTCAGCTTTACCTTGCTCGTAAAAGAACTTGGCAAACTTTTCAGGGTTCATTGCTACGGCTAATGACTTATGGTATCCGACAGCATCCTTAAGTAATCCATTTTCGTCCAAAAACTTTTGAATAAAG